CAGGACCCGTATAGTGCATAATGTGGTAGCCGTCCTCAACGAACCTGGGATCCTCGCCTGCGGTGAACTGCAGCGCGGACCGGCCAAGAGCGCCCAAGATCGGACACTGGGGCACCTCGTAGCAGAGAGAAAGTGCCTTTGCCCTCAAGAGTTGCTTCATGATGGGCACCCCAGCGTTGATAAAACTGCTTGTCCAGCCAAATGAGGAGAGGACCGCACGAGGGTCCTTCACAATCTCGCCGCTGTCGGCGAAGACCATTCCACAAAAGCTGGCGCGGCAAGGGTCGGTGACTTCTTCGATCTTGATGGTAAACCCAAGATCCTCGTAGTCTTTGGAGGTGAGACTGACGTCGGTGCTGAACAGGCCGTCATCCCCCTCAACAAACCCCTCGTACTTACCGCCCTTTTCGGAGATCAGGAACAGTGTGAGCATTAGGTTTGTGAAACCATTGCCCAGAGAAGTGCACATGTCCCCGCTCATCCGACGCCCCTGCACTTGGGCGCGGACCCCAGAGCGAGTTCTCATCTTGTTCTCACCCTCTAAGGTCCTGCAAATCACCTTCTGTAACTCTGGATAGTCAGCAAGGCAATGCTTGTACAAGAGCAACTCAATGGCTCTCATCACCTGGGGCGTGAAATGCGATTCAAACGCCGTGTAATCAGTCGCGTAATACCGCCTTCCGGCATAACGCATGGCCGCTATGAGCGCAGGTCTCTCAGGCACGGGAACGTGCTTTATGAACGGCTTTAACTTATACACCTCGGTCTCAATGGTCTTGAAGGCAGGCCCACTGTAAACCTTGAACGCATCGCACCTTGAGTTGATCATGCGACAGAACTTGTACTCCCTGTAGGGCTCAGTCTTAACGAAGCTGTCAATGTGGGAACATTGTCTCTTGGTTGGCGCACCGCCTTTGAGATTGTCATAGGCCTCACGCAACTCGGACTTCCTTGCCTCATTGTACGTGGTAGATTCCAACCACTCCTCGAATGACATGACCGTCACGCGCGGAATGTGCTTCTCCAGATAGCGAGAGACAAACTTCGACAGACGCTCTAGCGTGCCAGGTAGGGGTTCCGGAACTTCCCTTAAAACACGCTTATAAAACCCTCGTGCAACAGTGATAGGGTCATTGGAGTCTAAACTTATTGGGGCGAATCCCGGCACCGCTCCGTATGGAAGTTTTCTAAACATGCGGCGGCGCTCTCTCCTAACGACAGGGAGGACACATGCCCGCTCTGGAGTG